GCTCTTGTGCTTGACCCTGTTTTGGATCACGACGCCCACTGCCAGCATACCACGCCATCCCTCGGAGCGGGCCTCAAAATAAAGGGCCTCGGTCAGGCATTGGTATGCCATACCGGCCCGTGGTTCGTGGGGCGTTAGCCATGCCACGCCAGCCACGACGGCACTAATAATTGCCCGCATCCTCATTTCCCCACCTCCCGGAACCAGTGGTGTTTTTTTGCTGGAGTGTTGCAACTTGGACACACCTTCTCTATCCAGAAGAAGTGCCAAACCCTAGTCTCGGAGCCGCAATGCCCACAGGAAATTTCTGATCCCTCGTACCGCCACAAGCCCGGGACGGAAAAGTCCCACCTTGAGAGCGGCGAGAATGTCCGCACTTGAACGTCTACTCCCGTCTCTGTCTCATCCCGTGGAGCGTGTTTCCTGTTCCGGTACAGAACCTCAAGGAGGCTGGTCACGACGCTCTCCTGTCGTGCTTTACGGGGATGATTTTTTTAATAATCCCTCTGGGGATTGCGTTGGTGGACCCCGCCAGAGAGCCCTTGGCTTCGAGGGTGGAGACAATGACGACGTGATCCTTGGTCTCGTTGACGATCCAGCCGATTGTCTCCATCTGGACCGGCTGGAGCTTCTTCGATTCCTCAAGCTCCAGCCACGCCCCGTCGAACGAATTTATGTCCCACCATATGATTGCAACGCACCTCGGCGCATTTTTCTTAGGCATCTGAGACGCCCCCGAAGTCGTAGAAACCGCTGACGATCTCCTCGTTAAGCTCTCCCTCACTGATAATAAGAGGCTCCCCGTCTGCCCAAACGATCCAGTCATAGTCATAGTACGTCGTTGCAGACTTGCCCTCGATGACTTGCGTCTCCCGGGACAGGAACCGTTCTACCAGCGTGATTATCTGCCATCCGAGGGAGGATTGCTTCCGCCCCCGGTTCGTCCGGGTGTACCGTGCCCCTCTCACCATCAGTGTGCTCCCCGTTTAATTTTTTTTGAAATTGCCGAGGCATGTTGGCCCCAGACCTGTTTGATTTCGGGGTCTCCGGCGCGGTCCTGCGCCTCAACGCACCTCCATAACCGGGTCTCGTCTTCTGTTGGCTCAAGCAACTTGCCCTGTAGCCACTCAAAGCTCCTGAAAACTCCTGAAACACTCATATTGACCCCTCCTCTCATATGGGAAAGATCCTAGACTAGGCGCATAGCAATGTTGTGTCAAGTGGCTAGTTTAGGGATGCGGGATCTACGGGGTCCACGTCCTCCTCGCAGCAGTGCAGACAATTCTGCTGGACCATGTCGCACATTGCGTTGTAGCACCACAGGCAGAACTGGACGGGGAGTATTCCAAAGAAGCCAACGATCCCACCCTCCGCTTGAGGGTCGAAGTTGCTTGAGCAGATGCTACACACCTCAATATCTTCGGGGTCTATCCCTGACCCCGCTTCGTCTTCCTCTTTCCCTTGCATGTTGATCCAGGCCCCAACTTCTTCCGGTGGTTAAAAGGTCGCGCCCGTCGTCGTCGGCGCGTCTTCGTTTTGTGTTGCTTGTTTACTCGTTGCGTCATCACACCTCGCTAAAAAACGGCCCGCCGAATTGCGCTCCGGCGGGCCGAGTGTCGCTGCTATCGCCAAGGCGCTTGAGGAGTCAATCAAGCGCCAAGGGGGAGGAAATGAGCAGCGGAAAAACCTAACTTAACCATGAATTGGATACGTGTTGGTGTCAACGCTAAACTAGGGTCAAGCTCCTTTTTTTGATTCCCGCTTGCCCTTAACAGACCTCTTTGCCTGCTCCAATATATATGTGAACTGGCCGGAGATTGTCCTGTGCTCCTGTGCCGCCAGACGCTTCAGGTCCTTGTACGCGTGGATTGGTATCACCACGGATTTCCATTTCTCTGGGTTCATTATTTAGTCCTCTTCCAGTTCGTCTGGGATGGTATCGGAGTTATCTAATGGGGTCAAGCCTCCCCAACTGGCTCCGAGCATGATGTCGCTGGGCGTGGGCACCTGTAGCTCCACCGCACTCTCCATTGTCTTGCATATCTTACGGGCTTCTTCGGCACTCTCCACAGAAAAGGCCAGTTCGTCGTGGATCTGGACCAGCGGGATTTTCCCGTGCTCACGGAAGATTGCCGCCATTGCCGCCTTGGTTTGGTCTGCCGCACTCGACTGGATCAGGCGGTTGAGGGCCTTATACGTGTAGGCTCTCTTGATGTTGTCGCCGTACTCTAGGTGGGCTTCCTCCAGCGGAAGCGCCTTTGCGCTGACAAATATGTTTGGCTCCCATAGGTCGAACCGGCACTTACGGCCCATTAGGGATCGAACGAAACCCCCCTTATCCCGGTGTCCGACTTTTCGCTGAACGGCGTCCATCAACTCCTTAACGAATGGCACTTGGTCGTGGTACAACCGCATTAGACGTTTCGCCTCTTCCGGTGCCACGTCCAGTTGCTCGGCAAGCTTCGTCTGGCCCATGCCGTACATGATTCCAAGGTTGATTGTCTTAGCCATCTTACGGGGAATGGACGCAATGTCGGCAACCATCTGGTGGAAATCTGTCTTTTCCCGCTCCCTGTATGCGCTTACAAAATCTTCGGATCCCGATAGCCCGCCGTTGGTAAGGCTGGCGAAGTGGACCAAGATCCGGGGCTCTTGCTGATCGAAGTCAAGTGAAGCCCATTTTTCGCCCTCCTCCGGCAGGAAAAGCCCCCGTATTTTGGAAGCCATCTCCGGATTTCTGGCCGGGATCTGCTGAAGGTTTGGGTTAGCCATTGAAATTCTCCCCGACACAGTCCCCCCGCCGTCGCTCCGCAACTGGTTAATGTGGCCGTGGATTCTTCCCTCCTGCGCGTATCGGAAGATGCTGGACAGAAAAGTGTTGCCAACTTTGTCGAATTCCCGCGCTTCCGCTATTTTTTGGGCAATGGGGTGGTCGTGTTGCGCCAAGAAATTTTTTGTGAAGCTGGGTAGACCCGTTTTTGTCCTGCCATAGGGGATGTCCAGATGGTCAAAGACTTTTGCTATGCTTGCCGCCGCCCATAGCTCGATGGAAACTCCCGTTTCACGCTTAATTTCCAAGAGAATCTTTTTGACTACTTTTAGCAGGTCCTGTTTGAGACGCTCGGCTGCGTCCAAATCTACCCGGATTCCTCTCCACGTCATGTCTATGCAGAGGGGAAGGACGCTGCTCTCCATGTCGAACACCTGCCACAAGTCCTCCTTGGTCAACTCCATCTTAAATAATCGCCAGAGATCGAGCGTAAGTTTAGCGTCCGCTTCTGCGTACTCCCCAACGAATGGCGCGGGGAGTTTGTACAGTTCTCCTTTGGGATCCACGCCAAACTCCTGAGCGGCCTCCCGCAGTGCGGCCTCGGACTTCATCTGACCCGTGAAATCGTAGCTTACGGAATTGAGCGAATAGCTAAAGCGGTTCTCATTCAGGAGGGGCACTGCCAGCATGGCGTCAATGATGCGACCATCTAGGTCAATCCCCAGCCGCTTTAGCCAGCCCACGTCGTACGCGGCGTTATAAAAAATTTTGTCCGACGGGTTCTTGGCGATTTCCCGCTTGAACCAATCCAAGACCCGTTTTCTGTCTAGGTTTCCCCCGCCCTCATGCGCGAAGGGGAGATACGCATTAAAGTTGTCGTAGGCAACGGCAATTCCCACAACGTCCCCGTTTCCCGTGGGCCACCCAGGCCCGTGGGTCTTGAGCCGTGGGTCCTTCGTCTCCAAGTCAATTGCGATTTCCTTAACACCTGCGGGAGTGGCGGGAAGCTCCTGAACGGGCACCCACTCGGTTTTGACGCCCCATGTTGGTCGCCTAAGATTATTCTTCATCGTCCAGCCCAGTTTCCTCCACGGCGCATCGCCACGCCACCGCAGCGTACCCCGCCCCGTCTATATAATCGTCGGGATTGAGACCCCCTATTTTTCGTCGCGCCACTTTCATTAGCTCCATCATATTCGCCACGTCCTCCGGGTATATGGTTCTCTTGTTGTACATGTATCCGTTCCATAGCTTGGCTATGTTCTCATGGTTCTTGTACATATTACCGTGGGTGTCACTTCGGTCTCCCGTTACCAACGCAACGGCCTTCTCAAGTAGTTCCTTAGCTTGCACTTTTTTCTCCTCAGATGGCCCATCCGCGTTGCGGGTCGTCGGGCATTTTCAAAACCAGATTTTCCTTGGCCCTTGTGACGCCCACGTATAAAACACGGTAAGCGTCGTCGGGATTTCTCTCCATCTCTGTCAGGGCCTTTGTGCTCAGGTCGAGGAAGAGTAAGACATTATCTGCCTCCCCGCCCTTCGCGCCGTGAATCGTGGACAGTTTTATTCTTGGCCTCTCGAATATGTTCACTCCTCGGTTAAGTAACGCCGTTGCGTAGGCTCTGTCCTCGTCGGGAATCCTGTCCAAAACAATTTCCCACGCGGGGTTTTGGGTCTCCAGTCCAAAGTGTGTGCAAAGAACGGACAGTGAAAACAGGTCCCGCTCGTCGGCTCCCGTTAACATTTTTTTCGCGCCACGCCTAAGTCCCTTGCCGCTGGAAATGTGGTTAAATATGTTGACCGCCTCCTTGTGCGACACGTCGTGGCTGGGGCTTGAGCACAGGTGGTTCCATGAGCCGATGGCATTCCTAACATTTTTGGTAAGCGACGCAGAGCCCCGCCGTTCAAAGTATTGACCGTTGGACAGCAACGATTCGGACAGGTCGTCCAGCATGTAATTAGCCTGTGCCATCACCAACCAAGTCCCGTCGGAGAAGTCCACTGTGTCGGGATCGTATATTTTTGTTACGGACCCCTCTTCCCTCCTCGGGAGCCAGCTTTTTTTCTGTCTTTTCCTGATGCGGCTGACAACGGAACCCGCAACCTTGTGGACGGACCTTGGGATGCGGTAGGACTGGGAGAGAATTTCAGAGCCGCCCGTCAGTGAGACAAACCTGTCTGTGTCCGCTCCCGCCCAACGATAGATGCCCTGATCGTCATCTCCCGCGATAAACATCCGGTCACTCCGGTTGCTTAGATGTTCGGCAACTCGCCACTGCAATGGCGTCAGGTCTTGTGCCTCGTCAAGAAAGACCACTTTAAGAATAGGGATACTTCCCGGACGCTCGGAAAGTTCAACCATCATGTCAGTAAAGTCTTTTAAGCCATTGATTTCTTTGAACTTATTGTATTCCTTAAACAAGTGCTCAAACTCGTAAAAGGGTATCTGTAACTCCGCTGTGTTGTACGCGTGTCGCGTTCCTAGTAATGAATTTCTGGCGAGATCCACGGCTCTCATTATAGGATTGTTGCTTTGAACGACAACAAAGCCGTCCTCGGCGGCATGTTCTGATCCGCCGGAAGATAAGTTAATTCCGGTGTGCTCCCCAAATTTCCGCAGAGCTTGATCGTTAACAACCTGTGCGCCGGTCATCCCCAGCATTTGGAAGGCCAGACTGTGAAGGGTGCGAAAGTACGTGAAGTCTTTTTCCGGGTCCAAGTTAAAGCGGGCCACGGCGCGGTCCCGTGCTTCATGCGCGGCTTTGCGTGTAAAAGCGAAATATCCAATGTCGTTCGGGTTCATTCCCCCCGAGAGAAGGCTATCCACTTGGTTGAGCAGGGTTGTTGTTTTCCCTGTACCAGGAGGGCCAAAGTATCTAAACATCTTTCAACATGACCTCAATCTCGTAGCCAAGGCTGTCTAAGATCAACTCGACTTTGTATATAGAAAGTTGCCTCATGCTCCCAACATTCTCGTATTCGGCAATCGTCCTCTGAGGCATCCCCGCCCTTGTTGCTAGGCTCCTCTGAGAGATTCCAGCCTCCTCCCTGAGATCACGCAAGAGACGGCTCCAGTTCATTAAGGGCTTCCCTAAAATGGTACGTCCTCCTCCTCAAACCGTGACCCGAAGTCGTCTTCAACTTTTGCAAATGCGGGAATAGACCAGCAGCGAACGGTTCTCCCCTTGATCCGGAATTGCTCTGCCCTCCCGTCCATTTCGCGGAGCCGCTGGGCAATCTTGTTGGAGCGGTAATCAAAAAACTTGCTTCGTTTGAGGAAGGCTTCAAAGTCCTTCAGTCGGAAATAGGTCCGCCCCTCCGTTTCATTCGTCCACGGCCTCCTCAACAAAATTTCCTCCTTGTCCATAGCCGACTGCATGTGCGTTGAAAATTCTTCCAACAAGTCATAAAACTGTCCGCGAAGGCTTGTGTCCTCTGACGTGCTGATAACCGCCCCTTCCGTGTCAAGCATTGTTGACAAAAGGGAATTAATTAAAGTCTCCCAGACGGGCTTTGTCATCGTGCGCGGCATAAAATTGATCTGCTCCATGCAGAGCTTCTGGAACCTCGGCTGCGCCTGAAGGCCCTCCGTGTCAAGCTCGACGGGGGATCCGTTCACGTCTAAAAACCAAAGGGGAGGCTCACTGTCATACTTCCTCAAGTTTGCGACTGTGGGAGTATTCGCGCCCCCGCCAACTCCGTGTCTTCGTCCACGGCACACGTCCTTGTTACAGAAGTTTACGACCGGCTGGTCGCCACACTTGTACTGGTAGTCCTTTTTCTTGACCTGCTCCGCGACAATGTTGACCTCTTTTAAGTCGAGCGGTGGATCCATAATCTTCTGGTTGTATTCCAGAATTTTTGTTTCCCAGTCGTCGGGAAACGCCTTCCTCAAGTAAACTCCGATATTGAACAGGCCGTTGTTTCTTGTGCCTTGCGGAAAGCCTTGTCTTAGCAGGGCCTGTAGGCATGGAGGCCCGTCCTTTAGGCGTTGGTCAACTTCCGGAGATTCCTTTGCCAGCAAACCCTCCAGTTGCTCCTCACTTATGGCGGCGGATTCTGCGTAATCAAGGAATTCTTCCAAGCTTGCCGCTGACCCATCATCCTTGATCGCGTATCTAAGCCCGTTTTCCTCGTCAAAATAGGGTAGGTTAAGAAAATTTCCGTTGTCGCCTCTCTCCAAGACAAGTTTTATTTGCTTGGGGAAAATCTCACAGCCGCCAAAACCAATCTCGGACGCTATCTCTTTAAGCTTAACCTGTAGTTTTTCGGCCTCGACAAACTTTGTCAGAAACAGGTACAAGTGCGCCCCACCGCTCTTGCTGCGGCAGACAACAAGTGGAAGGTCCAGTTCGGCCAACTTCCGTATAATGGCCGAGTGGTCAAGTGGGTATTGGTCAATGTCAAGTGCTCCCCACCGACACAGATTGTCCTCGTTAATTGGGACCACACCAATTGAGGTCTCCCCCTTGAGATGAGCGTCAAAAGTCTCACTGGTCCGTGGTTCGTGGACAAATTTGTATTTGCCCTTCTGCTTTCCGTTCGCGTCTTTTCCGGTCAGGTCAACAGCGCCATAGGCCCTGTTTAGGCCACGGAAGAGGCTTGCAAATCTTTCAATGTTTTTTTTCATAAAA